TGCCAGCCACAGAGAACTCTTTATATTGCTTAATTTCCTTGTCAGCCCTTGGGTTAACAAAGCCATCTGCTGTGGAAATAAAGAATTCATTAAGGACAGTCATTACATCTTCTTCATGCTCACGCATCCCGATCTGGCGAGCAATGTCTCTGTGCTTTATTGGGTTTTCATGCAAAAAGTAGAAATCTAGCAAACGTCTGTAAGCCAAATCTTCAAGCAAGGAAAGATGGTGGGTGTGACTTTTGTAGTCACCAATATGAAATTGGTAATAGTGCATTTATGTCTCAAGTTCCAATCCTCCCAAAAAGAAACTGCGGCAGGAGGGGAGACTTCTCTTTTCGGTACGCTCATGACTTCGTACCTAGCCGTGTTTCAAACAATCTTACTCGATAAACCAATCAGGGCGCAACACCATTAATTGATAAAGCCGCCCTGTTGGGATGGTTTTCCAATTGTGTACCGCTGCCCTAGTGATGCCCAAAATTCTTGCAAGCTCACTTTGTGAGCCAGCCAATGTGATAGCTTTTTGTTTGTCCATTTTTAAAGTATAGCAAAATAAACATTAGTACATTTGCAAAAAAGCCACATTAGGGAAAGTCCTAATAAAAAAACCTTGCCGTGTGTTTAGTTTGATATACAATACACCCATGCCCTAGCAAATCGCATGGGGTCTTTTTAGGAAACCAAATGATTGACTACAAACTCAAATACCACTTTGACGATCTCATCACACGCAATGATGGCGACAGTTTCGACAAAGTAACAGTCGGCTACAACTACTACCCCGCAGAAAACAATCTGCCCTACGACCACAACACAGCAGAAATCTACGATGTGTTTGTGTACGACCAACAGGGTAATGACATTACCTACGATATGCCTAAAGATCAATCAGACTACATCATGGATGAAGTCAAAACCCACCACGCTCGTATGTTGAAAGAACAAAATGAAATCTAAGATTATTCAAACCATTGTTGAGTGTTTTTTGGCAATCGTCATCTTTGGCGGTTGGGGTGTTTTACTTGCTTGGAGAGGCTAAATGACAGTCGCTAATTTACTGACGCTTAACGTCAACGAACACACAGAGAAAAAAGCCAATCTGACTTATCTGTCTTGGGCTTGGGCATGGGCAGAAGCTCTCAAGGCAGATGCTAAAGCTACTTTTGTAGTAAATATGTTTGGTGACAAATGTTTCATGGACATCAACGGCACAGCAATGGTCTGGGTCACAGTTACCATGTTTGACAAGCCAATGACTTGCCAGTTGCCCGTTATGGATCACCGCAACAAAGCCATCATCAATCCCGATGCTTTTCAGGTCAACACGGCAATTATGCGCTGCATGACCAAAGCACTCAGCTTGCATGGCCTCGGTCTATACATCTATAACGGAGACGATCTTCCGTCTTTTATAGAGCCTGAGTCAACCATTGAGGCTGACACCATGACTGACTTGTTCTTGGCCATCGACAACGCCACCACACAAGATGAACTAAAGATTGCCTACAAAGTTGCTTATGCGGCTTGTGATGGCGATAAAGCCTGGCAGATGAAAGTCATCGCTGCCAAAGACAAAGCCAAGGCAAAACTTTAATGTGGAGGAAAAGACAAATCATGACTGACTGGACACTTGAAGAAGACGAAGCCTTTAACGAGGTGGAAAAGCAAAGCAACCTTGGCAAGCAGATATTGCAAGCGCAAGGCCAGCCCTACCATTGGGAAGCCGATGCCATCAAAGCCGCTGTGTTAATTGAACGTGAAGAATGTGCAAGATTGGCAGAGAAACGACTCGATTGGGGAACGGCTCTTGCCATTAGAACAAGGGGAAACACATGATTATCAAACGTGCAATAGCTGTAGAGAGCTTGACCAAGGTTTGCGAGGAAAGTTTAAACCTAATTAAACAATTGATTGACGCTGACCACGCTGTTTATGGCAAAGGCTTTGAGGATGGCATGGCGGCACAGGCCAAAGTGCAAAAGACTTTAAAACCTTTGGCAAAGCTGACAGATGAAGAAATCATGCAAATCATGGAAATCGGTTTAGGGGTGCGAGACACCATCGACACCGCCCTTGAAAAATTAATGGAGAAAAACCAATGATTGAACTTATGGAACAAGGTACAGAGGCATGGTTTAACATCCGAATCGGCAAAGTCACTGCCAGTCGTGTTGCTGATGTACTTGCCAAAACCAAGACAGGCTACTCGACTACCCGTGATAACTATATGGCGCAATTAGTCTGTGAACGCTTGACAGGCCAAAAGGGTGAGAGTTTTACCAACGCTGCCATCCAACATGGAATTGAGACTGAGGCGTATGCAAGAGCCGCCTATGAAGCCCGCTATGACGTTTTAGTCGATGAGGTGGGGTTTGTGCCTCACCCATCAATAGAAATGTCTGGTGCGTCTCCTGATGGCCTTGTTGGAGATGATGGCTTGATTGAGATTAAATGCCCCAATACTGCGACACATATTGAGACTTTATTGTCTGAGAGTGTGCCGAATAAATACTACACCCAGATGCAGTTTCAGATAGCTTGCACAGGGCGTAAATGGTGCGATTTTGTCAGCTTTGACAATCGCCTACCAACAGAACTTCAGATGTTTGTGAAACGTGTCCCAAGGGATGATATGTATATCAAACTTATTGAAGATGAAATCGTCAAATTCCTTGCTGAACTTGATACCAAAATAAACCAACTAATGAAAGTTAAAAATGTCTAAAGTCTATGAAATCACAATTGTTTCAGGTAAGTACACCAACAAAGATGGTCAGGAAAAATCCCGCTATCAAACCATCGGTTCGGTCATTGAGACTAAAAACGGCCTAATGCTCAAACTTGACAGCATCCCACTGCCTGATGGTGGATGGAACGGCTGGGCATATATGAACACCCCAAAGCCTAGAGAAGAATTTAAAAGCTTACCCATTGATGACGCACCATTCTGAGGAAAAGTCATGGATTATGTGAAATTTTTTGACAGAATATTTCCTGAATTTCCACGGGTCAGGGCAACCGACCCCGTGACTTCTTATGAAGCAGCCGACTCAATCAAGGAAATAGCCAATCAGCACCACATCATCATCTTGGAGTGCTTGCAAAAGCATGGGCCGCTGGGCAAAGATGGCATTTCAGCCCGCACCGATCTTGACGGCAATCAGGTCGCGAGGCGGCTTAACGAGATGAAAGTGCTTGGTCTTATCACTTTAACGGGTGAAAAAGTGACATCTAATTCAGGGCGAGGCGAACGTGAATGGCAAGCAATTGTCACAAATTAAGCCTAGTATTTCATTGCAACAATCGGTTGCGTTAACGGGGAATACCATGAAATTTGAGATCACTTTTGGCTGGCTTGATTCAGAAAAAATCACTGTAGAGACTAATGACTTTGAGAAGATTCAGATCATTCAGGAATTTATTGAATTCCAAGAGGAGCATGGATGGGCGGTTGACTATGAAGCTGTTGACAGCCTTGAGATTGAGTTTGAAGAAGACACCGAAGAAGAAGAAGCTGCTGAGTAATTAAGTGGGGCTTACTTTGCTAAAAGGTAAAGCCCCACATTACTGAATGCGTAGCCGCCGTATACGATGGCCATATACGGGTTTCCCTTTAGCAACTGTTCCACCGCAATATATGCGTAGATTGCCCCAGTAAGAACAATTAACCAAGCACTCATACTGTTTTATTCTTTATTGTCTCTATGAGGACTAAAACGCAGATACGTCAATTACCTCGCCCCTGAACTGGATGTGATTTTCAGAAAAAGCATGAACCAACTCAGGCCAAAGCAATTCACCATTAAAAAAGGTCAGCACCGCAAAGCCTGACCTGTGATTGTTTGGGTTCAACTCAGCGTAAGTAAACTGAGGGCCATCAGGCTCGGCTAACGTACCCGTATCCACCCCATATCTAACCCCGTTGTAATCGCTGAATGGAGTGACCTTTAAGCTGTGCAAATGACCCGTTATACAGGAAACGCCCGCATTAACAGTTGCATTATGGGTGGCATGAATTCCCCCCTTATATCGGTGCTTGACAATGACCTTAGATGTAGGCCAGCAAGCCCAACAAAATTCCCAATCGGGGATGTGGTCTGTAATCTTAAATCCAAGAACATCTTTGTATTGTGGTGCGTGTTGTGCAAGTCGATTAGCAAACCTTGCGTCATGGTTGCCCCATGTGTGGATCAGTTTGACGTTGTGGCGCTCGGCTTTGGCGGCTTCCTCAATCTCACCCAAAGCGCCCTGACAAGCCTTTAATTCTTGGATAACTGTAGTGGCGGGCTGGTCAGTTGGATCATGGCGGCTTATAGATGCCCCGTCGAATGAGTCTCCATTTGCGATGACCGCTTTAGGGGATAGTGTCTCAATAGCCCACAAAAGGCCCTTAAAGGCGGTAGATCGTTGACCAGGTATAAAGTGGGCATCTGAGAAGCACAGTACTACCCCGTCAAGTATGCCAAGGTCAATTTGTCTTAATGGGGAAAATGATTTCTGTCTCTCATCGTACAAAGCGCCTCGATGGTCTGCCGCTGGCAAAACACCATGCTCTTTTTCCATTCTGCGTCTGCGATAAGCTACGGCTCGATCAGTAACGCATAAAATTTTTGCAATCTTTGACGTTGATTGGTACTGATCCCAAAGTTTAAGGAATTCCTCATCTGAGCAAGCGGTTAGCCCGTTAGTTGAAACCATTGGAATCCTTTAAAAGCAGTTGCTCGAGTCGATTTATTATGCGGTGTTCTTGTTTTTCTATTTCTTCTTCTGATGTTTTTACGTCTTGCGCTGCCGCCATTAAATCGTGCAAAAATACATGAAGCACCTCATGTAATGCCGTAGCCTCTAGAATCTCATCTGTGATCTTTTCACCGCCAAAATCACCAAGCCTGTAGGTTGCTAATCGTGCGCCCTCGTTAAACTCAACAGAGGCCATTGCTTGTTTGGCGGGCTTCATGCCCTTTTCAATTCTCCAATCACCAAGGTGAAGAATTGACTGCCATTTCTTTACACAAAGTGCAAAAAACTCAGCATCTTGTGATGTTGGAATATTTGACATTACAACACCTT